GATTTATCTTACATGAACCTAGATTGGAAACCTGTGCCAATTATACCAAAGTTTGTTGATATTGTTGTTAACGGTATGGCAGATAGGTCATACGAAATAAAAGCTTATTCGCAAGATCCTGCTTCAATACAAGAAAGAACAGATTATGTAACTAAGATAGCTGAGGATATGGCAGCTAAGCCATTTAACGATGCGGTTGCTGGTCAATTAGGAATTGATATATACCAAACAGATCAAAGCAAGTTACCTGAAACATCAGAAGAACTTGAAATACACATGCAGCTTGAGTACAAGCAAGCAATTGAAATTGCTGAAGAAGAAGCTATAAACAGTATATTTGATAAAAACAAATACGAATTAGTATCTAGGCGTGTAAAAAGAGATTTAACCGTTATAGGTATTGGTGCTGCTAAAAGTTCATTTAACAAAGCAGAGGGTATTAAAGTAGAATATGTAGATCCAGTTGATCTTGTATATTCAAATACAGATTCGCCTTACTTTGATGATATATATTATGTAGGTGAAGTAAAAGAAATATACGTTAATGAACTCAAAAAAGAATTTCCTGAGTTAACAGATGAGCAGTTAGAATCTTACCAAGGATATAATACATCTTATACAAACAGTGGGTATAACTCTAAATCAAATGAAAGCAATAGCATATCTGTTCTATATTTTGAATATAAAACCTATGCTACTCAAGTACATAAAATAAAGAAAACGTCTACCGGAGGTAGTAAAGCTATTGAAAAAAATGATACCTTTAATCCACCAGCTAATGATGACTTTGAAAAAGTTGATAGAGCTATAGAAGTAATATATGAAGGCGTTAAAGTTATAGGTAGCAGTGACATACTTAAGTGGGAACTTAAGAAAAATATGATAAGACCTAAAGCAGATACTACAAAAGCTCAAATGAGTTACGCTATCTGTGCACCTAGAATGTATGAGGGTAGAATAGAATCTTTAGTTAGTCGTATGACTAATTTTGCGGATATGATTCAACTGACACATTTAAAATTACAACAAGTATTATCTAGAGTGGTACCTGACGGTGTTTATTTAGACGCTGATGCTTTATCTGAAATAGATTTAGGTAACGGAACAAATTATAATCCTCAGGAAGCATTAAACATGTATTTCCAAACCGGTAGTGTTATTGGTAGATCAATGACGCAAGACGGTGATATGAACAGAGGGAGGCTGCCTATTACTGAATTAAATTCAAACGGTGGTAACAATAAAATAAACGCACTTATAAGTACATACAATTATTACTTACAGATGATGCGTGATGTAACTGGTTTAAACGAAGCTAGAGATGGCGGAATACCAGATAAGAATGCTTTAGTAGGTCTACAAAAAATGGCCGCAGCAAATTCTAACACAGCAACAAGGCACTTATTGCAATCAAGCTTGTATATAACCCTAACAATGGCAGAGTGTATTGCAATGCGTGTTTCTGATGTTATAGAATATTCACCGACTAAAGAGTCTTTTATAAAAACATTAGGTAAGTTCAATGTATCTACGTTGGAAGAAATGGCTAATCTGCATTTACATGATTTTGGTATATTCTTAGAATTAACACCAGATGAAGAAGAAAAAGCAAAGCTTGAAAACAATATACAAGTAGCCTTACAATCTGGTCAGATATATTTAGAGGACGCTATAGAAGTTAGAGAAGTGCGTAATATAAAATTAGCTAATCAGCTTCTTAAAATACGTAGAAAAAAGAAACAACAATTAGATCAAGAGCAACAACAAAGAAACATTCAAGCTCAAACGCAATCTAATACACAATCCGCTCAAGCAGCAGCTCAGGCTGATATGCAAAAGCAACAAGCGCTAACAGAATCTAAAGCCCAGTTAGAGCAAATAAAAAATCAATTAGAAATAGCTAAGATGGAAAGAGAAGCAGCTATAAAGAAAGAATTGATGGAGCACGAGTTTAATTTAAACATGCAGCTGCAAGAAATGCAGTTAAAGCAGGTAAATGACAAAGACAAGTTTAAAGAAGACCGTAAAGACGAAAGAACTAAAATACAAGCCTCACAGCAAAGTGAGCTCATAGATCAAAGAAAAAATAATGCGCCACCCAAAAGTTTTGAATCCGCAGGAATGGATAACTTAGGTGGATTTGGTCTTGAGCAATTTGAACCAAGGTGATAAATTTTTAACTATTTAATTATATTATATTATGTCAGAACAAAACCAACCAATCGAAGAGGTTGTTGAAGACAACGTTGCCGAAACTAATGAAGCAGCGCAAACTGAAACACCTAAAGATGAAATCTCTTATAGAGAGATAAAAGAAGACGGGACTATTAAACTAGACCTAGGAAAATTAAAAGAATTTCAAACTAAAAACACAAATCAAGATGTACGGGAAAATGAAATCGTCAGCGAGAGCAACAACAAAGAAGAAAGTAGTAGCGAAAAAGAAAAAGAAGAAAGCGAAGAAGAAAGCATACTAGAAGAGGTATCTGATATTGAAGATACTCCAGTTGCAGTTCAAACTAATGAACCTGTTATTGAAGAAAAAGTAGAAGCCACACCTCAAAGAGCTTTACCAGAAAATATTGAAAACCTGGTTAAGTTTATGGAGGACACTGGCGGAAGCATAGAAGAATACGTTAGATTAAACGCTGACTATTCAAGCGTAGATGATACTGCGTTATTAAAAGAATATTACAAGTCAACAAAAAGTCATTTAGATAATGACGAAATAAGTTTCTTAATTGAAGATAACTTCTCATACGACGAGGATATTGACGATGAAAGAGATATTAGAAAAAAGAAGTTGACACTAAAAGAAGAAGTTGCAAAAGCTAAGAAATTTCTTAATGGTATGAAAGATGAGTATTACAAGGAAGTCAAGTTGGGTTCTAAGTTATCATCCGAGCAGCAAGAAGCTATTAACTTTTACAATAAGTACAACCAAGAACAAGCTACCACTAGTGAGGTTCAAAAAAAACAGTACAAGCAATTTGAGCAAAGTACCAATAATGTTTTTAACGAAAATTTCAAAGGTTTTGATTTTAAAGTAGGAGACAAAAAATATAGGTATAATGTAAAGAATGCAGGTGATGTTAAGAATTACCAAAGCGACATATCTAATTTTGTGAGGGAGTTCCTCGACGAAAATGATATGATGAAAGACGCTAAAGGTTATCACAAAGCTTTATATGCAGGTAAAAATATTGATAAAATTGTATCACATTTTTATGAGCAAGGTAAAGCTGACGCTATAAAACAAACCGCTATTAATTCTAAAAATATTGATATGGGTGCTAGAACTAATAAACCAGTTGTAGAAGCCGGCGGAATGAAATTTAAAGTGTTAGGTGGAGAGAATAGTTCAAAGTTGAAATTTAAAATAAAAAAATAAACAACTTAAAAAAACAAACAAATGGGATTTAACACATCTACAGGATTAGGTGGATCATTTTCACTAACTCCTATGCCAAGTCCAACAGTAAGTGATAACAACTACTTAGACTTAGCAAACACTGCCAACCAAGGGTGGGCACAACAATATTTACCTGAATTATACGCTGAAGAAGTTGAAAGATACGGAAACCGTACAATTGGTGGATTTTTACAAATGGTAGGCGCTGAAATGCCTATGGAATCTGATCAAGTAGTTTGGTCTGAGCAAAATAGATTACATATTGCATATAAAAGTTCTGGAGCTGCTGGATCTGCTACTAGTATTGAAGTAGAAGCAAAAGCTAACAGTACTATATCTTTAGGGTCTTCTAATACTAACTCTTTAAGAGTAGGTAACACTGTTTTAGTAACAGATGCTGCTACAGGTCTTAAAACTGTTCAGTGTTATGTTTCAACTTCTACTGGAGTTGCTAGTGACGCTGGTACTGTTGATGCTACTTTATTACCTTATAAATTTGCTAGTTTATCTACTGCAGGTTTTGTTGATAATGAGCAATTAAACATATTTGTATATGGTTCTGAATTTGCTAAAGGTTCTGCTTCTATGGCAGGAGAGCTTAAGCCACAATTCCAAAAGTATGACAACAGACCAATTATCATTAAAGATCACTTTAAGATTTCCGGATCTGATACTGCTCAAATTGGGTGGGTTGAAACAACTGATGAATCTGGACAAACTGGATATTCTTGGTATTTAAAAGCTGCTGGAGAAACTAGATTACGTTTTGAGGACTACTTAGAAACTTCTATGGTAGAATCTGTAAAAGGTATTCCTGGAACTTCTGTTGCTGATACTGCTATTGCAGACTCAGGAGATAGTTTTGGTACTGAAGGTTTATTTGCTGCTATTGAAACAAGAGGTAATGTATTTGAAGACTTAGCTTCTTTAGGAGACTTTGATCTTTTACTTAAAAATCTTGATAAGCAAGGTGCTATTGAAGAGAACATGTTATATACTAACCGTTCTTTAGCTCTTACTTTAGATGATATGGTTGCTGGATTAAACTCTAACTATCAAGGTGGTGCTTCTTTTGGTGTATTCCAAAACGATGCTGACATGGCGTTAAACTTAGGTTTTTCTGCTTTCCGTAGAGGATCTTATGATTTCTACAAGTCAGACTGGAAATACTTAAACGATGCTGCTGCAAGAGGTGGTTTTGGAGATGTTTCAGGATGTTTAATTCCTGCTGGAACTTCTACCGTATATGACCAATCATTAGGTAAAAACATGAATCGTCCTTTCTTACACGTAAGATATAGAGCTTCACAAACTGATGACAGAAGATTAAAGTCTTGGGTTACTGGTTCTGTTGGATCTGCTTCTTACACTGGAGATGACGTAATGGAAGTACATTATTTATCTGAAAGATGTTTAGTAGTTCAAGGAGCTAATAACTTCGTGATGCTAAAAGAATCATAATATTAATTTTTAAAAAATAAACAAAATGGATAAATTTTTATATTTTACAGACGGAGATACTATTGATGCTGCTGCAGACATGGCTTGTTACCCTCTAAGTTCTTTTTTAGGATTTAAAGTTAGTGCAAGTGATGCTGTATCTTTAGGTATGCAATTTGTATCTTGTGTTACAGGACCTGGTGCTACAACAGAAATTGACACTGTTGATTTAGTAATCACTGCTGCTACACACAAAAAAGTTATTGCTTCAATTACTAAAGCTATAAACGCTGCTAGTTTTAAAGACGATAGCGGATTTATTGTAGTTTGTGACGCTTTAGCTAGTGAGTTTGCTGATGCAGACATTACTGGTTGTGCGATTACACATGACTCATAATAACTAATGTAATATTACCCTCGTTGTAATTACGGGGGTAATTATTACTCTTATACGACAATAGCCTCTTATTATATATATAAACTAGCTATCGTCACATTTTACAAACTATTAAATTATATTATATTATGGCAGCAAAAAAAGCGCCAGCAAAGAAAGTTGAGGTTGCTCCTCAGCAAAATGTAGTGGCTAAAGCCGCTCCAATAGTACAACAACCAGTTAAACCAAGCTGGGAAATAAAAGATAGGCAGTATTATCTAACTGCAATGAGCCCTTTAAGTTATGTATTAACTTCAAAATCTACACCTAGAAAACCATTATTATGGTTTGATGAAAGTGCAGGCTATAATAGGGAAATAAGATATGCTAGCAACCAAAGGTCTTGTTTTATAGATGAACAAGATGGTAATGTGATACTTGATCATATTATTTTTGAAGAAGGAGTACTTAATGTACCTAAAACAAATCAACCTTTACAAAAACTTTTAAGTTTATATCATCCTAAAAAAGATTATATTTACACAGAAAGAGATGAAGTTGCTGAAGCAAAAGAAGATTTAGTGGATATTGAAACTGAAATGAAAGCTTTAAATACCGCAATGTCAATTGAAATAGATCAAGCTGAAGCTATACTTAGAGTAGAACTTGGCTCATCTGTTGATACAATGAGTTCTGCGGAGCTTAAAAGAGATTTATATATGTTTGCTAGATACAATCCAGTTTTGTTCTTAGAATTAGTAAATGACGATAATGTAATGCTTAGAAACTTAGCAATAAAAGCTAGCGAAATGGGTATTATAGCTTTATCTCAGGACCAAAGAACTTTTACCTGGGGTACAAACAATAAAAAATTGATGACAGTACCCTTCGATGAAAACCCGTATTCTGCATTTGCAGCTTACTTGAAAACAGACGAAGGAGTAGAAATCTTCAAATCAATAGAAAAAAAGTTAAAATAGTGTGATTATTATAAGTAGTGCATCTGCTTAATAGTGGCTGCACTACTATAATAAAAATAAAAATATGGCGATTGACGTAAACAAAGTATATACTACAGTTTTATCTATAATAAATAAAAAGGGTAGTGGTTATTTAACACCAGATAATTTTAATAAAATAGCTAAGGTAGTACAATTAGAATTACTAGACAGAGCCTTCTATGAATATAATAGAGCTGTAACAAAACAATCAAGCGGAAGAGGGGTTGAAGGTTATGGTGATATTCCTAGAAAAATACAAGATAAAATAGATCCTTTTTGCGCGACTAGTACAATATCGTTATCCTCAGGAGTAGGTAATTTACCTAACTCGTCAACTGGTTCCTATGATGTAAAAGGCGTCTACAATATTATAAATGTTTCATCTACGGATCATTTAACTCAAATAGAGAGAATAGATAAATCTAAGTTAAGCTTTTTATTAGCCTCGCCGTTAACAGCGCCATCTACTACATTTCCTATGTATTATGTTAGCTCTGATTCTATATACGTATACCCAACTACTTTAACATCGGTTTCAATGTATTACATTGGTACACCAGCTGATCCTAAATGGAATTCTAGAGTTGACACTACAAGTTTCGGTACTCCTGTGTATAACTATACCGCTTCAGGCTCTACAAGTTTTACACTACACCCTTCGGACGAAGTAGACTTAATACTAGGTATTCTACAATACTTTGGTATAACAATTAAAGATCCTTTAGTTATACAGTCTGCAATGCAAGAACAACAATCAATAACACAACAAGAGCAATAATATGGGATTATTAGACGGACAAACAAGTCAAGATTACTACGAAGCTTCGGTATTCGGAGGTTATCAATATACATCTATAAAAGAAATTGTAGATAATTTTATGATTGCTTATGTAGGTGACGGTAAACTTATAGACAGAGTTGCAAAATCCGATGTAATATTTCATGCAAAAAGAGGATTACAAGAATTTAGCTACGATGTTTTAAAAACAGTTAAACTTCAAGAGGTAGAATTAGGAGCGTCCCTTTCTATACCTATGCCGCAAGACTACGTTAACTATGTTAAAATATGTTATATAGACAACTCTGGTATTCGTAGAATCATTTACCCTACTAGACTAACTACAAACCCGACAGAAGCGCCCATACAAGACGATAAGCATGCTTATGTATATGATTCTAATGGTGACATTGTAGAGGGTAGTTCAATTACAGAGGAAAAGTGGAAAAACTTTGATACTAAAAATGTAACAGGAGATTTATCTTCAGAAGACAGTGTGTATTTAACAACTAACGATTACTTAAGAAGCGATTACGGTAGAAGATACGGATCAACACCGGAAACTACTCAGGTAAACGGATTTTTTACAATTAACGAAAGAACAGGTAGTTTTGCTTTTAGTAGTGATTTAGCAGGTAAAATAATAGTTGTAGAATATATATCTGACGGACTAGGCACTGATGCTGAAATGAAAATTAATAAACTTGCAGAAGAAGCATTGTACAA